TCAATTTTGTCTTTGTGAAAGTGCATCGAGAACTTAGCGCCTTCATTGAAATGCATAAACTTGGAACAATAGTGATCATTGGTCACCCAAATTTCTTCGTGACCCCAACCTTTGGGTACTCGGCCTGAATGACGCATTAAATAAACTTTCTCAAATCTGGTGGTGTCCAGTCATTAGGTTTCATTACCTTACCTTTATCATCTTTGAGAACTTTACCAGTTTTACTATCGATCTTTGCTAAGTTACTTCGTGTAACTTCGTCCCATGCACCTTTAACATCATAACCTTTGGCGATACAATAACCAAGTGTGACCCAAATGAGATCCATACATCCATCTAATCGTTCAATCTCATCATTATTCACATTTGCATCCATCAATTCTTCAAATTCTTCTTTGATGAGATTCAAATATAACTTTGCATTTTCATCTGAAATGCCATGGCCACATGCATTCATAAACATTTTCACATCAATCCACATTATACTCTCCAGATTATACTATTGGCTCAAAATCTTTCTCTAATTTCAGTTTTAATTGTTCATTGACTTGTGTATATTTACCATATTTTTCGTGAGTGACACCAACGACAACTGGAGTATCACTAAATGATTCAATCATATCAGAAGTAAAGTTAAATGTCAAGAAATGTACGGCAGAAGTTTTGTCTTCATCACCACGTTCTAGGTCTTCATCTGCAATCGCAAAGACAGGATCAAAACCAATAACTTGAACATAAACTTTGTGTTCAATGCCAGCAAGTTCTTTTAACTTCTCTTTGCGTTCTTCTGGATTGCCATACTCAATAAACATTGTGGCTTTCAATGTATTACCAGTTGGAATCAATGGATTGTATGCATCAAGTTCGTCTTGAATACCTTCAGGTTCAAAGGTTCTCTCAATGCGAAGCATCTCTTGAATCTGATATTGAATTGTTCTTCGGTCTTCAAAGAGAATTGTAACATGGTCACCCAAAGCAATTGATCTTGCTTTCTTGTGGGCGACCACTTCTTCTCTAAATGAAGAACGAATTGTTGCGTATTCTTCAAGAGAATACAAATCGTCCTTCGTTAGCATTTATGCCTCCGCTTTGTATGCGTCAAGAGTTTTCTTAAACTTACCAGCGTGACTACGTTCTGCTTTTGCAAGTGTTTCAAACCAATCTGCAATTTCATCAAAGCCTTCGTCACGAGCATCTTTAGCCATACCTGGATACATGTCTGTGTATTCATGTGTTTCACCAGCAATGGCAGATTCAAGTGCTTCTGCAATGTTGCCAGCAGGAAGACCTGTCTCAGGATCACCAGAACCACCAGAGATTAGATACTCCATGTGTCCATGTGCGTGACCTGTTTCACCTTCTGCGGTGTGACGGAAGATGGAAGCGACCTCAGGTGCACCTGCAATGTCAGCCATGTTTGCGAAATATAGGTATCTACGATTCGCTTTTGACTCACCTGCAAATGCGTCCTTGAGGTGCTGTTCAGTTTTTGTTCCTACAACTTTCATATTTTCTCCTTGTCAAAAAGTAACAACCTATCGTTATTACTTATAATAATATATCTCAATCAGAACAAAAAATCTATTACTTTGTTTCTATCAGGCGATTAGACCAGGTTTATAGACGGTCTTACCATTCTCTTTCATAGCTGTCATCACCTGTTTTTTATTGTCGGCAGGATTGTATGACACATGTACCCAGCCAGAATCAGGAACACCTGGTGTATAGAACTCAAGAATCAACTGGCGAAACTCAAAATTGTCAGCGATGTATTGTGCGAGGTCAGCATTTGCAACACCTGGAATTTCAATGTCCGCTGCCATGCCTTTGCAATGGTCGGAAGTAGTAGAACCACCAACTGCCTTATTCACATCTGGATGACGATAGCCCGAATTGACTTTCACACCTTTACCGTATGCTTCACGGATCGGTTGAAGAATGTTTTCACAGAGAGCCTTGAGATTTTCCAAATGCTCAGGCTCAGGTGTGTTGTCCATGTCTAAACGCAATGCTGTTTCAGATTTGGTCATTTCTGCTAAACTAAAATTCTCTGTTAATTTCATTTATTTTCCTTGTTTGATGTGGTTAGTTTCGATTTCACACATCTCTAAAAATTTCAACCCATCATCATTCCTATATGTATGTTCATAGAAAACTCTCTTAATACCAGATTGATGAATAAGTTTTGCACATTCTAAACAAGGCGCACAAGTCACAAACATGTCTGCACCATCGGTTGAGTTTGTTGACCTGGCCACTTTCGCAATCGCATTCGTTTCAGCATGTAAAACTTCAGGCTTCGTAATTCGTCTAACATAACCTGCGACTTCAGAAACGGCACCAAAAGTATAACCATTTGCAATCATTTCGTCATAATCTTGGCCGTTCTCATCGACATAATCGATTGTCTCACACTCATTGTTCCAACCAGAAGGCATGCCGTTGTATCCAATACCAATGATTGTATTATCTTTGACGATGACACAACCAACTTGTAATCGTTTTGCAGAAGACAGACGAGCATAGACACCTGCTGCCTCCATATGGGCTTGAATGAATTTATCTTTCATCCTAAAAAGACAAGAGGCACTTCAACCTTTTTCAAATTATTTGCATGAACAAAGAAAGGTACAAATCTTTCGTTGAGAAAACCAGGGTAACGCCAAGGGAATGGTTCTGAACAATTGTATTGTTTCTTTGACTTATCGGGAAATACTTCACTACAATTCTTCCAAATATGTTCCATAATCAGAAAGTGTTCAGTAACTAATTGTCTGAACAAATGTTTCTTCATAATGTAGATACCTTCATAACTACATCGATTACTTTCTGTGAACCAATTCATCTTGTTTCGATAAGAAGGATTCACTCTGACAATACCTTCTTTGAACAGGTGCCAATATTCAGGCAGTTCGTATGTAAGATATTGATTCTCAACTGAAGTATGAATAACTCTTTCATGGTTGATAATTATATCATTATCTTGTAGAAGAACAAGAGCCTTATTCATTTTTTCTTCAGAAGTAATTTTCTCAGAAGATTCTAATGTTGCAGGCAAAGTAATCTTTTCTGTTTTGTCATTTTCATCTATCATCAGAAATCTACGATACGATGCACAACCAAGATACTCAGCAGAAGTATCATAATTCGCCAAGTAATAATCTGTAACTTGTTGACCAATTGCTTTCAGAAAATCATTCTCACTTACCATCGAATAGTAGTGACGATACTTTCTTATAAAATCACCAGTTGTTACATTGATGTATTCACCATCATCACTTGGTGGATGCCATTCGTATGGACCAGTACCACCAGCATACGAAGCCTTTACCCAAGATGAATTGAAATTAAATGGGAATGGTTTATGAAAATGACTAAGAATCAGAATCGGTGGTTCGTTCATTATGATCTTTCTTCTTAGGTGTTTTAATAAGCACAGAACCTTTGACAATCGCATCTACCATTAGATTACGATATTCAGATGCCTTTTCTTTTGTCATAAAGGCAAGTTGAACTTTAACTTGTTTTGGGAGTTTGAAATTTTTATCACGTTTTATCATAGTATACCTTTTCGAGTGGGGCCGAAGCCCCACAAATTAAGCAGCCTTCTTTTCTTCTTGTAGAAGTTCTGGTTTGAATTCTTTGAGTTCAGAACCAATTTCAATCTTGCGAGGCTTCTTATGGTCAGGAATAATATTTTCAAGACCAATTCGTAGAATACCGTCTTTGTATTCTGCACCTTTCACTTCGATTGTTTCGGCTACCTTGAGAGTTTTGGTGAACGACCTTGTACCGATGCCACGATACAGATATGTTGCATCAGATTCTTTCTCAGCCTTTTCACCTTTGATTATCAATGTACCATCTTCAACTGATACTTCAATTTCATTCTTTGAGAAACCAGCAACGGCTAACTCAACAACATAACGAGAATCATCAAGTTTCATAATGTTGTGTGGTGGAAAAGATTGAGTTGTCTTTGTTACATCAGCACTCAGCATCTTTTCGACTTCATCAAAGAAGCGTTCAAAGCCAAGAGTAGATGTAGTAAGAGGTCTAAAAGTAAGTGTCATAGTTTATCTCCTATTAAGCGAGTTACAATATCGTGACCCTTTCGGCGTCACACTACTATTTATCCAGAAGAACCTCAAAGGCATCTCTATTTGCCATATAAGTTCTTTCAGGATTCTTTTCATTATACACACGAATAAACTTCATACCACCTTGCTCTTCAACTTTATCATAAGCCTTAGTGAATACAATGTCGCCTGTATAACGATTCTTCAATCGAACAACATTCTCTTGTTTCATATATCACCATTAGTAATCGTTTGTCTTTTTACCTATGTTGTATTTCGTAATCAATTCCCAATCGTCTTTTTCTTTGAATGCAATAATCTTTATTTGATGAAGTGGTGCAACATTGTCACCAATCACCTCTTGATTTACTATTTTCAAAAGACCCCATTCTTCAAGTAGTCGTGCGATTGCGTTTCTTCTTTGTATATCGTTCTCTGAAAGATTAGACGGCTTACCATCTAATGCAAATAATTCTTTAAAATGGACGATGTAGTATCGGCCTTGTTTGTGTAAGATGTGACATGACTGATACAGGACTCTCTCTTTGCGTGAAGACACTCCAATTCTGGTAAGTGTTTCACGAACTTTGAGAAAATCATCCTGTTCATTCAATGTCACCTCAATAAATCTAGTCAGATCCACCATTTCGTTTTCCTAATCCACCGATTTCGGTTTGTTCTTTTAGTTTTTGGATTTGTTGCTTAGAGAGAAGCCTGAGTGCTTCTTTGGCTTTGCTGTTTGAATATTGAAAGATATTTTTTACACATTCTAAATCTTCACTCTTTTCAGGCTTTACCCACTTCGCAAATGGTCTTTTTTGTGACCTGACTGTATTTAGTAAAAAGTCATTTTGCAACTTTTTATCAACAAAATGACGCATATTCATCTCATTAGAATACATTATGCAATCTTTATGATACGATAAACTACGATTTGTCAAAAAAGGAACATACTCTTTCTCTGTCAGTTCATCGACAATCAGTTGTTTTTTGTTTTGTAATATAGCATTCACATAATCAAACGGGTTCATATCACCATCCTTATCAGTCCAACACTATCTATTGTAACAAGCAGTAAGTAGTTTGCAAGCATACCAAATGATTTGCGAGTATAAGCAGCCCAAGCATACATAGCGCAGCCACTAATCCAAATAGGGTATAGTACCAGTAGCGGTGGATTGGGAACTGTAGCAGCCATAGTGATAGAACAACCAATACTAATAGCCCAGGCAATAAACTCAACAATAAAACGAAAATGGTTAGAATTCCAATCATTTCGTATCCATTCGAAAGTAGGTCTGAAAAGAGTATCTATCATTCAAATTCACAACCCACCATCAACTCTGTGAGACATGCAACAGTATTGATCTCTTGGTCAGCAACAAACGCAGCCTTGTATTGATAGTCAGCAAGAACCATGACCGCCTGTGGTATTGACTGTGGTTTAATGAAGTCATACATCGCATCATACACCTTACGAAAGAGTGTATTCGAATCGATCTCATTACTTGCAACCCATTTACGAATTGCACCAAAATCTTTCTCACGCAGATTCTTTACCAACTCTGCAATCGATACATCACCAATCTGTGAAAGAATACCAGTATCGATCTTACCAAACTGAGAGTATCTTTGCAGTTCATTCAACACTCTACGAAAGTCAGGAAAGTGTTTCTTGATAAGTTCTGCAATTACAGCGTCATCATAGTCGACCGATTCACTTTGCAAAATTGATTGAATGCGCTTGAAGAACGCAGACGCCATCTTGGTCTTCTCACCATTCTTCAGACCAAAATCAATAACTGCACATCGACTGTGTAGTGGTTCTATAATGCGATTTTTGTAATTGCAAGTAAAGATGAACGAACAATTGCCTGCAAATTCTTCAATCGCATTTCGTAGTGCAGGTTGTGTAGAGTTAGGATTGAGATAGTCAGCTTCGTCAATGATGATGACCTTTCGACCACCAGACAAACTCATTGACGATGCATAGTTCTTTATCTTGACACGAAAGGTATCGATGCCACTTTCGTCAGAACCATTGATTACAAGAAAGTCGCAACCGACTTCGTTACATAGAGCCTTTGCGATTGTTGTTTTGCCTACGCCTGGACCGCCACTCAGTAGGAGATTTGGAATCGTTTTCTGATTCACATACTCCTGAAATGGTTTCTTTAGACGGTCTGGCAGAATACAATTCTCGACTGTCAGAGGCCGATATTTCTCGACCCATAATAGGTGTTCCATAATATAGTTCTTTCACAAAAATCATAATTTAGTCACGCTGATTCAAACGAGCAACTACAGTAGCCATGTCTTCTTCAACCGACCATGTTTGACCTGTAGTGCCGTAAATATTTGTCACCGTCTGCACTTCATTTGTATCGTGGTCGGTGTTGATAGCCTCAAAGACCGTCATGACGTTATCAGCATTGATTGCGATAGAATCACTTGGGTTGCCTTTGAAAGCATTTGTGAAATATTTAATAGCCATTATGCACCTTTCTCAAATTTAGAACCTGCTTCTGTTGTAATCCAATATTGTAGATTTACATTCTTGTTCTTGAAATGAGAGATACCTTTAGAAGAAATCGAAACATCATAAGAACCAGGAAGAATCTTGGTGAGATTTTCTGTCTTGAAAACCATACGATACTTGTCACCATTACCATCACAGATTTCAAGAGAATCGGTGTGTGCAGAATCGTTTTGTAGATCAAGAGTAACAATACTTACTTTACTACCATCAGATTCGATTGCGATTTGTGGGGAATCAAGAATGGCAGCAGCACGCATCACCCAATCAAAATCTTCAGCCGTAAAGGCAAAAGCAATCTCAGGATCAGGCATTGCGATTTGTTTCTCTGGCGGCAGAGTAATCATTGTTGGTTCACAAAAACGATAGGTGACTTTTGATCGGCCTTTGTTACCAACGATTCGCATTTGTTTATCTTCAAACTCAAACGACGGATCGTCTTTGTGCATCGATACAACCGAAAGAAAGTTATTCAGATCGTAGATACCAAACTCAACTGGTATTTCTTCTTGAATAACAACTTCAGCCAAAATGTTTTTGTGATTTGATACGGTCTTTAGCGTCTTACCTTGTTTAAACAAAATACCAGCATTGATATTACCAAAGTTTTTGAGAACGCCTAGAGTTTCACTTGAGAGTTTCATAATTTATTTTTCCTTAATAACTAAAAATAAAATGGAGGTATTTCTACCTCCATTCTCACTACAACTACACAGTTTCTTCTTCGTCATCTTCTTCAAAGAGAGAAATTGAAGAAGATACGTCATAGAGATATGAATCATTATGACCGAAACGAACTAACTTGTCAAGCGGATGTAAGGTAGAAACAGCAGGAAGAGCACCGTAAAGATTGATTTTCTTAATTGACGGAATAGAATTGTTGAAGAAAGAAGTGCCAATCTTCATCAATGCAAGTTCCCAACCTTCTTTAAACCTCACGACACGGCTTTTATAAGATTCTTCAAGATTGCCTCCAGTAAGAATACCGGTGTGAACAACGACACGGACCTCTTTGTCTGGATTTTCATATGCAACCATAGATGCGTTAATGATTGCCTTTGCAATGAAGTTAGCAGATACAGGAAGATAAATGATTTGATTCGTATTGATATACTTGTTTTCAAGCATCCATGCCTTCACTTGACTTGAGTTTGCATAAGCAGCACAAGCAATGA